ATATTGAACCCAACCCCTCAAATTACCAAACCACAAAGCCAAATTTTCATCACTAGGAACTTGTGCTTGATGTTCAGTTGGTGATGCATGAATTGGATGTGCCCCGACGAGACGGTTGTACAAAAGCAAATCATCTTCCAATGATGTACGTTTACCATCGTGAGATAGATAACTAACTCTTGCACAACGAGCAACTGACATTTTGATCAATGTATCGGGATTTATACTAACACGTTCTAATCCAGTGATATATGGTAAATGCCATTCACCAACTTTAAGAACGCAACATTCATGATTATCAATGGCATTTCGCATCAATTGTGCGAGTGCATGAATTTCAGGTTGAGCATCTTCGTGATCACGGAGACTGAAAAAGTTATCCCATTCCGTTGCAGTAACAACTACATGCATAAATTGCCACGGTTCAAGCAATCTATTGGCGATTTGTTTATGCACACCAATTTTCATCATTCCCCAAGCAAATATACATGCTACCTTCGCTGCTGTTTTCCAAGCAAACTTGGTTATCGTTTGTTTGAATGGAGAAAGTTCCTTTTTGGCTTGCATACCAGCCTGATTTTCTCCCCAATGCACAAACAAAGCAGGTTCATTCCATACTTGAGACAGAACCTTCTTAACTGGGATCGCTCGACTAGATGACGAATTCCTTGAGAACATACGGTGAGTCATAAACTCAGCATGAATGAATCGAGGGTATCTTAGTTGCATTGTGATTAGTCGAGGACCATGCTCATACTTCGAATCCTCAATCACAACTGCCTCAAAACCCATATCCAAGTATTTCTGTAAATTTTCGTTCATTGACATCTCCAAAACCATCGTACATTCATCAAAATCTTACCGAGTTTGTTTTTACCTACATTCTTACAAACGCCCCAATAGGTATCACCCCACCAGTTACCTTCAATCAATCCAGCATCACCAGTATCAAGAAGCTTCTGTCTAATGTCGAGATTATGTTCAAACTTGGCAAATACAACATTATACATCACAGATTCCTTAACTCGTTCCCAATCTTCTCTTAAGAGAATTTCTTTACTACGCTTTTTGGCGATAGTAGGAGTAAGTGATTCAGCAATAAAATCATGATCTACAAGATCAATTGTCTTTGCGGCTTGATAGGCATGTTCGCTTGAACGATACTCAACTCCTCGATATGGAACGACACATATATAGAAATTACTCAAGAATTCATACTCACCTGAAAAATCTCTGATTACATCATTCATTTCATACTCCAATTTTCTTCCATTCATTGAACTTAGCTTTGGCTTCAAGTCCACTATATGTATGTGTATCAATTGCCAATTTTAGTTGATCTGATGTTAAACCACCACGGATAGCATCGTTCAAATCTTTGTACGGCCATGTTTCAGGTAACATACATACATTCTTGCCCATATTGATCAAAGTCTTGTAGACCTTGAGAATGTCTGGGTTCCTGCGTTCAAAATCAGGAATGTATGTCACGTCGTCGGCTGAAAACTTCCACAAAGCAGCATCACCAACAGCAACACAGTTATCCAAAAACATGCTGTCGATTGGCCCTTCTACACAATACACTTTCCGATCTAAATCTACACGATCCAATCCAAAGATTTTGGGCTTACTTTCATCAAGCATGATTGAGTAATACTTTGGCATTTCAGGACCAAATGCCCTTGCTTGATAACCAATAATTGCACCATCTTCATCATACCACGGAATTACAAATCGTGGATGATTGTCGTTCATAACGCTTTTGAATTTATCTGTATGTCCTTTTGTCCATTCAATAAACCGTGGAATGTAGAACATTTCAGCCAAAAACTTAGCTGGAATCTTTCTATTTTCGATTATCTTTCGAGCCGGATGATCTTCTGGTAAATCTAGGATCGCAGTTAACCCATGAAAAATATCTGGTACATACTTTTCAACTGGTTCTTGAGGGATCGCAGGATACTTCTCTGCTAGATTGAACCCTCCATTCCTGTCCTTCAAAACGGACAGCTTGTATTCACTCCAAAGGGGATAGTCGAAGCCTTTAAGAAACTTGCTAAAGTGTTCAGAGGCATGACAGTTATGACAGTAGAAGAATAACTTATCACCTTTTGCAATGAAGTATCCTCTTGCCTTGCGACCCTCCTTGTCTTGTTCGCAATATGGACACTTGCAGTTTGCAAGAAACGTATTTCCGGTGTCTTTCTTAACCTTAAATTTTTGAAGTCGGTATGTAACCCGCTTCAAGTACATCACATCAGTATAAAGCATTTCATGCTCACATTTATAGGATATAGATAGTATACCCTAAATCGAAATAAATGTCAAATGAAAAAGCCGGTTTTTACCCGGCTTTTCCTCTCAAAATTGCCTTAATCGGTTTTTTTCTTGAATATTCCAACCGCATTAAAGATTGCAACCAAACTACCAACAATTGACTCCATAACCGGCCACACTTGTTGGAATGTAGCAGTAAGGTCGGTAGCAGTTGCGAACACTTTTTCAAGTGCTGCCTTAACTAACTCTAGCTTTTGTTTTCCTACTCCACCATCAGGTACAGCAGCTTCAACAGTCTTAATCAATTCAATAACAACCGGCATAAGACTTACTACAGTTTTTATAACTGACAATACAGTGTTCATTTTTCAAACCTTTCGTAACATATTACCTTAACAAGAAATCCTTCAGCCTCCTTTATTCTCACTATCGCTGGAAGGGTCTTGTCCTCGTTCATCATTATTCCCACTCCCGGTCTGCACACCAATTTTTCGTGTAGTTGCGGTAGTGATATAGTTGTTGAACATGCCGGCAAAAACAGCAACGGCACCAGCAACGGTAAGAATATCTTCATCTGAAAATCCAAATTGTGCTCTAATTTTAGGGAACATCGCCAACAAAGCACCAACAAGACCTACAATTGCATTAACAATATTTTGGCGAACTTTCCATGTAGCAGGATCAGCTAAACATTCTCCTGCCTTCAGAACCTTGAAGAAGTTCCATAGCTTTCCCATCTTTTACTCTTTTCTTTCTTAGTCTACCGGGTGCAACATCGCCCGGTTTAATCCCACCAATGTTTTTGATGCTGTTAGCTGGTGGCGTACCAACAACAGGTTCACCATCTTCTACCATAAGAAGTAGTCGATTATACTCATCGAAACTTGATAGGTTTATTGTCTTACTGGTTAAGGTAGATTCGGTGATCAAATTTTCATCTGTAGTATTTAGGTTCTCTTTGACCAACATATATGCTGCAATAGCTGTAGCCAATCTGCTTCCACCACCGGGAATGGTAGCTAGAATCATTTTAAGCCTTGCACATAGACGATGAAGCATAGTCCAATTATCAGAATTGGCCTTTTTAATCACACGTCCATTTCCATCAATGATACCTTCTTTGTAAGCCTTCCAATCTGTGAATGGCTTTGTAAGTAGGTAGATAATGCGAAGTGCTATGGCATTGTCTACTGTTTTCATTAAACGTCCAATCTTGCTAGAATCTTTTTATTGATAGGAATCATGTTTACAGGTACATTCAAATAAGGAATTATATCAACTGGTTCCTGATTAATATGTCTCAAGAAAGTGCGAATCAGTGACCACTTATCCTGCTCGTTCTTGAAAAACAACATCGCCATCGCTGCTTCACGATCAAAGGTATTGAAAAGAATAATGAAGTGATTGAGTACAAGCCTCAAAGATACATCCTCTCCTGCAATAATTCGATTCAATAATCGTTTGATATGAATAACACGATTCACATCCTCGTTAAAAACATCTAGTGTTTTGCAGGATGGATTATCATAGTGATTCATGGCAAACTTTAGATACGAATCATTGTTCAACATAGTTTACATCAAACGATGGTGTTAATAATGGTGCCGAGCGACTTGCTAACAATGTACCATTTACTACCAGACTGCATTAGGGTAACTGTATCACCTTCAGCGGATAACAAAATGCCAGTTACATTTCCAGCAAAATCTCCACCAGCCTGTGGTGAAATAAGAGTATTACCCGACCCACCCTTTGATGCCAATATAACTGTAACAGTAGAAACTATTGATGCTGATGGTGATGGAAGATATAAGGTATTTAAGGTAGCTGACGTACTGGTAAGCTTCGTTACAGCATAACTAGATGATAAATTAGCTTCATTTGATTCTGGAAATGCTATTGTTTGCTGAGAAAGCTGAACAATACCAGCAATACCAGCCCCACCAACTCGCATACTGCCTTTAACATACAACTTAACGCCAGCCGGAATAGAGTCACCAATATCTAGACCAATACCAACTCCACGATTAGCATTTTTGCTGTCTACAACAAATAACAAATCAGTATCACCAATTGTCAATTCAACTGAACCAACTAAATTGATGTCGATACCTAAAGCCGCAAAAAAATCTTCGATAGTGAGTTGTCGATTAGCTGGGGTATCTGGCATACCTTGAATCAACATCAAGAGGTCTGATGCCGATACCGGATCAGCGGGATTTAACTGAGATACTTTGATTTCTGACATGTTATTTACTCAATACGTTCCATTTACTGCCCGCATACAAAAGGATCAGACAATCACCTTGAGTAGTTAACGGCAATGAACTCCATCCATTACCGTTAGCTGATGTGATATTAACATCACCAGAAAGGGCATTAGCAATGATGATCTTCACCATATCTTGTGCTGGATTTGGCAATGCAATGTTTACTGGACTTACTGAACCATTTGTAACAAACGAGATCGTCCTATCAACGGCAAGAGTACCAGAAGATTTAGTTTCTGTAGAACCACCAATCTTGATCAGACCTGTAAATGTTGCATCAAACATCTGAGCAAAAAGGGTAGCTAAAGTAACCTTCTTCGTTACTCCACCATTAACGATAGGCAGCACATCTCCGCTACTTAAAGTAGTAGCGGAGTCTAATTGTGAAATCGCCTTATCTGCCATATTAAGCTACGGTCAATGTGATTGGGTCGCTTGTTGCTGTTACAGCACGGGTGCTTGTAACAACGCAAACAACGTCATGACCATCATGACCAGTCGAATCAGCGAGTGTATAATCGGCGGAATCTGTACCAACATTAACGTTGTTAAGCTTCCATTGATAATGCAACGTTCCACCAACAGGATCAATGCTTGCATCGGCAGTAAAGTCAACTGATGCTGGAGCAGTTACGCTTGCTGGATCAGGATCGGACGTAATAGTTACCGTGATAACTTCCACATTAACTTCGGCGGCGGCATCAGAAATATCTGCGAACGATGTGTCAGCAACTGCTTCTTCTACACCACCGGTTCCGATAGGATCAAATACATCACCAACAATTTCTTCACCAATAGTTAGACCAGCATTTGCGCCTGTTACAACGGAGCAATCACCAGCTACTACAGTGTAATTGAACAAGTATGTCCAATCGCTTCCATCCAATACTTCACTATCGTATACTGCATGACGTACAGTTCCGTTTCCAGCTTGCACAGTAATATATGATCCAGCTTCAACACGAACACGTTCGCTTGCTGTAACAGTGATAGTGATTACGTCATCAGTTACCCAAGGACCAGTTGAAAGAGCAGCGGTGAAAGTTGGTTGAGCACCAAGGTCAGAAATCTTAGTTGCCTGATTGTTGTATGCACGAAGCACTTCAGTTAAAACTCTTGAACCGATAACTTGTGTTTTAACAACACCTTTATCAGTAATGCTAAGATTAAATGCTCTATTTTGAGTTGCATGAGCATTTGAACTTACAGAACCAGAGTCTTGTTTAACCGCTGTTGATGCTTGAAAAATACCATCAATTTCATTAACGATAAGCACCTTACGAGCCGTATTAATGCGTTTAATTACAGCAGAAGCTGTAGCAGCACCAATGTTTGCTCCTTGATAGACAACTTCTCCAACAAGAAAGCCTGTAACACTGGCGACCTCAATTTCACCCAACTGTTTCTTAGGAAACTTGTAGGGATCAGTAATAGGTTGATAGATAGGCATATTCTTTACTCCTTCGCCTTATAATGGGTTCTTACGTGGACGACCACGACCACGCTTTGGTTGAGCGGCGGCATGTTTATCCACCATTTCTTTATCTTCGTCTGAAGGGTCATATGCCTTACCATAAGGTCCAACAACCTTTCTTACGTTTCCTTTCGGTTCATCTTTGTCTGAACCACCAAACCAATCATCTTCACGTTTCTTTTTCAAAGCTTCAAGCTTGTCTGCAATAATAGCTGACTTGCTCATAGCTTCAAGAATTGTTTGATCAATAGACTTAGTATATGATACTTGTTCATTTGCCATCTTGAATTGGCCGGGTTTAAGTGTTAGGTTAGTAACATCATCTGGTTTCTGTGGGACTCGGCGGCGAATTTGAACATTGATTCGTCCATCATCAAACTTGTGAAAAATTCTTGCTTGCTTACCATGCAAACGATGACCCGGTGAATGAATAGTACACATTTCATCTTTACCATCGGCTCTTAAAGCTTCAAAAACGTCTTCCACTTCCTCATTACATTTGGTTCCACAAGCAGCATGGAAACGATGTGGATCGAAGCGAGGATTCATCTTCTTGAATACTTCTGCATGAATGTTAGCTTGTTCCTGACGCTTTGCTTCATCGGGGATTTGCTTTACGGTATCAGCAACCATTCGGAAGTGCTTGCGGGTTGCCTCATCGAGTTGTTCACGTTCATATTCTTCATTTTTTAATGCACGAATATCTTGTTTATTAGCTTTACCTGTAGCAGTTGCACGAGTTATGCGATGACGGGCACGATGAGCCAATTCATCCCAACCAGTATCCTTGATCTTCTCTTTTGCTGCATTTGCTACATCAGCAGCAACCTTTGCTGATTTGAATTTCTTAGCATGATCAATGTACTTTTGAGGATCATGCTCTTTTTCATGTCCAGAATAATCATCAGATGCTGATTGAACAGCATGTGCTAATGTTTTTGCTGAAATTTCATCTAGTTGTTCTTGTTTATGCATTTCTGCTCCTTCATGTTGTTTAGCTTTTTTTGCTAACCAACGTTTTTTGTAATACGGATCAATTGGTTCATCACTACCGGGTGGGGCTTCATAAGCATGTCCCACCCACTTAAACTTCATTTTATTTGGAAGTTTACGCATAGGGTGATCACCACGCCTTTTACCACAATGAATACAGACTGGATCGGGACGATCTGGATACCTACGTAGTTCACCTGATAAATTTACTTCATTAACTGAATCTTGTTTATCTGTCATATTTATTCCTTCATTTCTTGGATGTTTTTTCTGACGATTAACAAGAATATGTGCTTTCATAGTATTCTTTAGAGCGTTAATATCTAGTTTGTTGGCTTTGCCAGCGTCAGTTGTATGAATAACAATATGTCGCTGCCTAAATGCAAGTTCATCGAAACCTTTTGCCTTGATCCTTTTTTTTGCTGCATTAGCTACATCAGCAGCAACCTTTGCTGATTTGTGTTTCTTAGCATATTCAATGTATTTTTGAGGATCATGATCCTTTTGATAAGGATCATTATCTGATGATGATTGAACTGCTTTAGCTAGTGTCCTAGCTGAAACTTCATCTAGTTGTTCTGTTTCTTCATTCCTTGCAGATGGAATGTATCTCCTATACTGCTTTATACGTGGATATGGTCTTTTGAACTTTAGTCTATCTGGGTCTCTCTTTACAATATCAGCAACAATATCGTTGATATGTTTATTTACCTTTTCCCAAGATGCTGGTTCGAATGGTTTATCTTTATCTGTTGTCATTTGACACCAATCTCTATTCTTTTTGCTTCTGAAAGTAAATTCTTGTTCCAACGAATACCTGATGACGTGGCAAGATTCAACATTCTACCCATCAATTTCCATGCATCCTTGGACCGTGAATATGACTTGAATTCGACTAAAGCACGATTAACTGTATTCTCTGTACTGTCAAGTAAATCAACTCCAATAGCATTAGCAATGATTGTAGCTGATCTATCCTTATCACATGTGGCAGTTAGTTGTAGCCCTTCATCTAGTTCGTATTCGTTCAATTTCTCAACAATATCCTTTCGATATTGATGAGGTACACTGGTATTTATAGTTTTCAGAATCCGTTCCGTCTCCTCAAACAACGATTTTACCCGATTGTAGTTGTCCTGAGTAATTTTTAGAGACTCTTTAACTAGAGAATCTGTCGATTGGATCAACCTAAGAAGTAGGAACCTATTAGCAGCACTCTTAATCATAGGATGAAATGCTTCGTAATGTTCCTTAACGAAGTTTTGTGTTTTGTATCCAATGAAAGCTATCTGATTATTTCCAGACCTGCGGCGGCGGCATGCATTAAAATCTTCTGCCAAATGATTAGCTAGAATAGCATCTTCGATCCAAATCCTCTTCATTTTGCCTGAATCGTCAACTACATTCAAGTAATTGGTCCCACACATGACAATTTCATAAAGATGTTCATCTTTCCTATTAACAACAATATCACCTTCATTGAGAAGTTCGCCATCAATGTACCGTTCACGTATATTCTCTTTTATGCCTTTATAGTTCAAGCGACCTTTAATGAGGTTCATCACCTTCTTAACATGTTCATCAGAAATGCTTTTGTTCATACCAGCACGAAACGAATTGAAGTTTCCTTCCATTGCCCACTTACGCATATCGGAAGCATGAATTCCATCATTACCTTGTTCATCACGATTCGGATGGATTTCGTGACGAGAGAGAACATTCAAATTATCAAAATTGTATCCTTCACCCTTCTCATTGAATTTACCATTATACTGCTTCATCTTTTCAAACTCATCTTTACGATCATCACCTATAACAACGTCTGTATTCTTGTAACCCTTCCTGTGTAGATAACCCAAAACATGAGGAAGTGATGGCATCTTCTTATCAGTCGCACAAAATATGTGCTTATGATCTGGGTGTGCCATTTTTAGCAGTTCAATTTTTTCACTTGCAGTCAATGGATTCCTCTTATCATCTTGTGTGTGAGTTACAAAGACGTGAGGATCGGCACCAGTCTTTTGTGCATGTGCTATAACTGCATGAACTAATTTATCATGCTCAACGTGCGGTGGGGAGAAACGGCCAAGTGCAACAACAGCATTGGTCTTTTTCTCTTCTTTTTGGCGTGGAGTCCAATCTTTTTTCTGTGTAAAGTTCTTGAGACTAAATCCACCATGACGTTGTACTAACTTGCTAGTGCCATGATGAGTAATTGAAACATATCCTTCTGGACCAGTTGGTTCCATTCCACCCTGTTCAGGATTGTCAAAGAAACGCTTAATCTTCTGATGTTGATTCAAATCCTTGATGATCGAATTCTTGAGGTTTGCAATATGACGATGAACATTCAACACATTCTCAAAGGACTTTTGATTCTGTCTTGCATCTGCCAACACACGATCACGGGTTTCAGTCTTTTGCTTCTTGGCAAAATCAGATTTGACCTTGGCGATTCCTTTGTTATGTTGATTTTCAGCATGAGTCATAAACCCCTGAAATGAAGGAGTTGAATTGTCTTTCACGGTACTATTGATATACGACAGTATATTAGCTTGGTGATCTGGATGCGATACCTTTTCGAAATCTTCTTTCGAAGTGGTAGCTATCAAATGACCAATATGCTGTAAAGCAGCTTTATGATGTGTCATGTCTGCATGATCATGTGATATAGGCATGTTGAATACATCTTCATGTTGCTTAACATCATTTTCATCAGCCGGTAGACGTTCACCCTTATCGTTATATTTGGTATGAACTGCGAACCCAATTTTAGCAGCGGCAGCTTTTTTGCCTAATTCACTATCAATAGGAATAGCATTTCTCACGATATTAGGTTTGAATGTAAGATGATTCTTACCTTCAATTTCCTTATGTGAAATGTCGCCCGGAGTGAACATCATATCACCCTGTAATACGCCATGTCCTTTGTAAATCTTAGGAAGATGATCAAGTGCATGGTGGAGTTTAGTTGCTAAACCCGGAGATTCTCCATGATTACGATCAATATCTTCATGGGTATAGTTAACCTTTGGGTCTTTATTATAAAGACCTTTAGTGGCAACAAAGAACTTACCTGTTTCTGGATGTTTACCAAAGAACAAACTTGGCGCACCATCAATCTTCGTTTGAGTTGTTATATGTTGCGGTGAATGAATCAATTTATGCAAGGTATCAATAGCATTCTGTGCGCCCTTTACACCATGCGTTAGTACATGATCCTCAAGATGAGGATAATGCAATAACACCGGCCCTCCATGAGAAGCAGAGTATGGTGTATGTACGGGAGTTAATCTACCAGCTTGATTTACGTGCGTTACAGTACTATTTTTACCGTAGCGACCAAATCCAAAATAAGTCAAGCCAAGGCCATTAGCTTGTTTATGTGCCAGCGATTCTTTCAGATCACGATATTTCATAGATTACTTTTTGATTGGTTTCTTTGCAGAGTGTGCCTTAATTTCTTCAGGGGTCATTGCTTCGACCTTAACAACCCTCATACCACGATAAGGCTTCTTACCAACAATATTGTTTGCTTGCCACACGGCATTCTTATCATCAAGTGCTTTAACACGAATACGTGGACCCGGTTTTCCAGTTAACAACATTTGTGTATGAATGACGTGAGTTTCGTTAATAACAGATTCAACAGCATTTCCTAGGTATTTCACTGGAGCAGTTCCTTTTTCTTGTTTTGGTTTTTCATTTGGCTTATGCTCAAGATCAAGTGGTGGAGATTCATTACGCTGCCTGTTACGGGCTTGAATATCAGCCAACTTACGCATGACAATACCATGACTGCGAGATTCATGAGCATCTTCGGTTCTTGGAATTGGTTTGTCAACACAACCGAGTTTCATCTTACTCATACTCTTAGTATTTACACCATCGGTAGCTATTTTTTTAGGCGTTCCCTTAGTGCCATCTGGATTCATCGTTTCTACTGAAAATTGAGAATCAGGAAGAATGCTATTACTTTCCTGAAATGATTCTGGAGCGAATACAACAGCGTTATTAGTTCTTTTATCATAGACACCAAGAATGTCCTTTTTCTCATTTTGAGCAACAATACGACCATGAACTTTATCATGCCATGTTTTATAATTTCCCTTACCATGATCCTTATCTAATTGCTTTCTCCATGATCGAGTCTTGGATACTGTTCCTCCAAATTCTTTCCACGATTCATGCATTTCGCTCTTATCCTTCTTGTCGTCTTTCTTCTCAACCTTTTTCAACTTACCATAATAGTTGGGGTCTTCCGACAGGTGATCGAGAGCGATTTCACGGGCAACATCAGCATGTGAAGTATGTTCCATTTCAACTTTAATGCCTTGACCAATCTTTGTTTCAGCCGTTTCATGGTCCCATCCATATTTATGAGCCAGAGTATCGAGAGATGGAGTAGGTTTATCAAGAAGCCTTTTACCATCTGGCTCAGATTCATGAATCTCTGATGTACTTTCGAAAACAACTCCATGTTTTGCAGCATGTTGTTCTAGTTCAGAATGACTTTTGATATTGTTCTTATCCATGTAATCCTTCTTGAATTTCATATGACTAGCATAATGCTTCTCATACCTTTCCTTCATATCAGGAGTTGGATTATTAGAACGTTGAATAGCATCAATCATACTAACCAGTTTTGAATGTGATTTGGCTAAATCATGAATTGTAGATTCACTAATTCCATTTTTCTTTCTATGGTAGAGAACTGTACTAGCATCATTCACTTGATCTAAGTATTTTGCTTCTGCCGCAGGATTATGTCCCTTCATTGCCCTTGCAGCTTCACCAGCATCTTTGATGATGTAATGTAATTCTGCTGAAGTTTTTTTGTGATAAGGATGATCTGGAATTGGTGTATTACCTTCGCCAAGATTTGCTGTTTTATGACTTCCTAATCTATCCTTAATGATCTGTTTGATTCGCTCTTTTGCCTTATCTGGGTTAACACCTTTTTTGATGTCTCTTGATGCACCTATACCCTTAATAAGAGGATCAATCTTTCCTTTCATGAGTGAAGGGCTAGATTGTTGATTTGGATACCACTTTCCATCAATCATTCTACCTTCTTCAATAGTAGGCGCTTGATAATCTTCTCTCAATGTATAACCACCATCTTTAAGATCATTATGAACTTCTGAATGAGAATTACCTTCCCATTTCTTATGCTTCTTCATTTCACCTTGATGAACTTTGGTTAATTCATATTGGTAGTTTCCTGTGTTCCACAAATGGAACTTGTCACCATCTTTGTGATAGACTCCCATCAAATGAGTAGCAGCTTCATCAACTTCCATCATTTCTTCATGAACTTGTACTTTGTTATAACCATTGTTGGTGATTTCATGATGAACTTCCGAATGAGATTTACCTTCCCATTTCTTGTGAGGTTTGATTCTACCATTATGATGTTTTGTTAATTCATACTGATAGTTTCCTGTATGCCATAAGGTGTATCTATCACCATCTTTGTGATATGCGCCCATATAATGATTTTCATCCATCTGCATCATTTCCTCATGGACTTGTACTTTATGTGAAGGAACTTTTGCTGATTCGTATTCGCCAACATCAACCACATAGAATGGTGAACCATGCTTTTCACCTTTGTCATAACGAACAACTTTACCAGAAGTCATCTTTCCTTTATGTGGTACTCTAACTTTTGCACCAACAGCGTGAATTTGATTTTCATCGAGTGATTCTTCTAATGATTCTCCGACTCGTTTCATAGCATGGTATCCACGTTCAGCAGCATAATCAAGCTTGGCTTTTTCAGCTTCCTTTGCGGTCTTATGAGATGAAATTGTTTGTGGCTTAACTTCTCCACCAACAGCAGCAGGATAAGGCTTGAATATTACGTTATACGTGCTTTTATTCTTTACACCCGGATCAGGCATAATAGAAGTGTAAACACTCCCACCACGAGGATCAATCTTCGCAGCATCGAAACCCTTATCCAATGCTGAATCAATTTCTTCTGCTCTTTCCCGTAGTGTTTTGTGTTTCATGGCATTGCTTAACATTTTCGTTCCTTTATCCGCTTGATTGAACTCTTTGGCAACTGATTGGTCAATACCAACCTTATCAGCAAACTCTTTGTCATGTGCTGCCGCTGCCATAAGTCTCGCTTGTTTTTCTGATTTACTTGGCATGATGACCTCAAGTAAGAAGTAGACCGGGGGACAATTTACCCATCATTCTAAAATTAGCCATTACATCCATAGACACTCTACCAGTGCTATTCAATCCCCTTGGTTGAATTCTGGCTTCTAATCTAGCATCAAATCCTGTTAGTTTAGGTATCTGACGTTTGAAAATCTTTCCGACAATATCATTAGATAAACCACCAGTTCTATCCCCTTCATATACAGAATTACCAATCATGAATAAGAACAAACTGTGATCGGCATCGTGGCGACGGGCTTTAGAAAATTTGGTTTTGTAATGATGAATAACGAGTCTACCAAATTCATTTGATTGAATTTTAGATATGGTGTAATTATCTACGTTATTAGCGAACTTTTCAGCTTTCTTTCTACGTTTCAATTGGTCGCCTTCAATATTGAACATACTAACTGAAAGATTGGTAACACGCTTGTCAAAATATTTTTTGCTATCATCCAAAAGACGCTTTGCATTCTTTACAGCTTCTTTGTCCTTATTCATGATTTCAATCACAAGGTCTTTTTCTTCATTTGGTTTTGGCACCTTAAATAGTCTACCATCAAAAATCCAATCTCTAACACTTCCCATTTGTGCCCTTGCATCTGCTTTGTATTCAACATGAATATCAATGCTTTTACGATCTATCAACACACGGAATCCAAAATCTGGAAATCCAGCATCAAATCCAGCAGGATTTGCAAATGGTTCTGGATCAGCCAAATAGCTTTCCATTTTTTTGAATGCCATAAGTTCAGCTTGCTTCGCCGCATTTGCTACTGGCATAGTATTTACCTGTTTTGGAAACGACAATACCCTATCTTGGGCAAGACAGGGTATTGAGAAATTTTGGGCGTTAGTACGTGCATACAAGGTATCCATTAACGATATAGTTACCTTATATTTATGCAAAAATTAGCCCAGCTTAATCGAAATCCAAGGGTAGATATTCTCCTCTTTTCTTTTGTTCTGTACCAAATTTCGATGAATCGAACACTGGCCCATCATCAATGATGTTGTTTTGTGCAGACTGCTCCACTTCATACAAGTAGAATTTGTCTATCTCAACACCAATGACAAACTTTCGCAAAGCATTGATGTCTGCGTATCGAGATTTCAACTGCACAACCATGATCTGATTGATCGCATCCAATTCTGGTGTACGAATTAGTGCAAAGAACAAGTCCAAAGTCATTGGCAAACCAAACGATTCTGAAACGTCAGTGATTGCGATTTCACTGTTGTTCGCACCTTCACGATTCGTTTGAGTAGCGGTCAGAATCGGCACGTTGTACTCAATCGCCATCGCCCGTAATTCTTCGGCAATCGCTTTGACCAAGGTGTACGAATTCACCGCACCATTGTTCTTCAACCTTTGTGAAGCACAGATGTTCAAATAGTCAACGTAGATAACATCCGGCGTGAAGTCCTGTTTGAGTTTCAGTTCATCAAGTAGCGCCCTAAAGTGACCAGCATGAGCCGAAGCAGTTGGGTATTCCTTGATAATCAATCGACCATAAGACTTCTCTTTCAACGCATCGAATTGACCCAAAAAGTCCTTCTTGGACATTTTAGCAAGATCATCAATGCCTACGCTGAATGTGTTGCAGTCGATTCTTTCAGCAATACGTTCTTCTGCCATTTCCAACGTAATGTAGAGAGCATTCCTGCCAGTCTTGATTACATTGGCTGCATGATCGCACAAGAACAATGACTTACCCACACCAGTTGGAGCAAGAATACAGTTCAGTGTCTTTGGAAGCAAACCACCCTTTGTCATCTTGTTGAAGATGTCAAGGTGAAATGGAATCTTCGTTTCATTCTTGTGATAGAAGTCATAACGCTTCTCAGCATCCGCCGAGAAATCGTGACCTACCGACTTGTCGAAACTGACAGAAATCGCTTCCTGCAATATAGATGGAATCGCATCTTGAGAGAGTTTCTTACTCTTTCCATCTAGGATTTCAATCGACTTGTAGATAGCATTGTAGACTGCTCGATCACGACAGAATTTCTCTGTCTGTGTCAGCAACCACATACCATCATCAAGTGGAGCATCCTTGATTTCACCAAGTACATTGTTGATCAACTCCATTTCTGCCTGACGGACTTCTGTGGAGTCAATATCAACGATCAACGCAGTCTTTGATGGTGATCGGTTGTACTTCTGGAAATATTTGTTGATGCAGTCAAATACTACCCGATCTGGACGTTCCCTGAAGTAATCACCTTGCAAGAAGGGCAGAACCCTTCTTGCATACTCTTCATTTGTGACCAGATTCGATAGAATGACACCTTCGATTCTATCCATTATGAACCACCCTTATAAACAGCCTTTCGTGTCAAAACGTCACCAAGCATAATGTCTGCCAAGATTGGTCCCGCAAATTCCTTGAATCCAACTGGATCGAAATCTTGAATGGGCCTGATTATATGGTAATCGAAGTCCATTACGGCAACTCCATTTTCTTCACTTAGTTTAACACGTCCGAAAGTAAATTGCAAGCCAGTAAACTTGCCTTTCACGATTTCGATGATTGAGAACCCATTACCGGCATATTCATTCAGAACCTTATATGGTGGCTCAAAATCCGTTGTCTTTAGGAACCTCATTTTCTGCCTTTCTATATTCTGACTTTGGAGTATATGGGAAAGTTACATTTACACGACTTCTGTAATTGGTGTAACAATGCCCATTTTCATCTTCCCAAATAATACCGTCAATATCATAGGCTTGTTCATTTGTTTTGAATACATGACTACAACGGTTATTCTGAAACACTCCATCACCAACTTCACTCCATTCATCATCTTCGCCAGTGAGCGGAGCAATAATACCCCATCTTGCAAGTTTGTCAAACAAACTCAATGCATATGGAGCCGTAGTACCAGAATGTCCCTGATTTCCAAACAACTCTAGCAAGTCCAATACATCCTGACAAATGGCTTGTTGCATTTCATCTTTGAATTTACCATCCTCAGTACACCATCCTGCGGCATAAAATTCCTTGTGGGCATGCTTTGCTAAATTACTCATTTTCAGTCTCACTTTCTTCAGTAATATCCCTCGACAACATATTGTTTGCTGCCAATTGATAACGAACTCTAATCTTCTCTTGAAAGGTTTCGTCCAATAGAATTGGCATCCAGAAATCATCGTTATCCAGATCAGCTTCACGGAAAAGCTTTTGTGATCCCTTACGAGCGTACCATCCGTTCTTTGGTTTGACGATTTCTCCCAAATCCATACACAACTCAAGCAAACCAGCATTCCTCGAAATACCAGAATCGAACATAACAGTCAATGGAATCTTCGACTTTTCCTTTACGAACCGTGACTTTTCCACGTTGATGATGAAGGTATAACCAGCTACGGAAGTGCCTTCCTTTTCTTGTTGACGGCCAATGATCCAAATTGTGTTTGCAGAATAGTATGCACCAGTTCCACCAGCAACCACATCCCTTGGGAACAAACCAATTTCCTTGTAAGTATGATTAACAACCACACAAGGAATATCCTTAGTAGTCATGTGTGGTGTGATGATGCGGAACAATGACTTCATCGCCTTTGCACGGGTCATATCAGCAACCGACTTTTCATCATGGGCATCTTCAACTTCCTTTTTAGAAGCCAAGTTACCGATAGAGTCGATAAAGATGATGACCTTATCCCCACGCTCGATTTCCTCTAGTCGCTTGACAATATCGAACTTCAGTTGTTCAATATGCTCGACCGGGATGTGAAGAATACGATTTGGGTCAATACCATTCGACTTGATATACTCTGGTGTAATACCAAATTCAGAGTCATAGAATAGACATACCGAATCTGGATACTGGTCAAGATAAGCCCTAACCATGATAAGACCCATATTGGATTTGAAGTGTTTGCTTGGGCCGGAAATCATGGTAACACCGGGAGTTAACCCACCATCGACTCGGCCAGATAGAGCGATATTGATCGCATGGACTTGAGTAGGAATGACATCCTTCTCATTGAATAGGACTGACTCAGATAGAGTAGCCGCAGTTTTGATTGACCCTGCACGGGCCAGTTTTTCTAGTAGTTTTGATGACATATCTTTCCTTTGATTGATTTGTTATGGAGCATGGTGGATTCCATGCTCCGTGATTAGACGAAGAAATCTTCTAGTGAAGCCTCGTCTCTGACCTTCCATTTAATTGCATCAGTGATGCCCTTCAATGGAGACATAAACGCTGTTTCCCATTGCTTGTCATAATCTATGTATTTATGCAATCCAAGCGAAGCTGGAAGCGTATCATGTGAAGGGAATGAGATTACGTCATTCCGAATCGGATTTGGCAATCTCAAATAAACGAACTTAACCTTGTCACCCTTCTTGATTGGAGTGAAGTCCTTGTTAGCCTTCATTGCATGATTCATCAACAATGCTCCCCTAACATGAATCGGGCACTTCTTTCCAAAGATGGTACGAGAGTCTGCATACTTGTCAATGTCATTAGCGGATCGAGGAAATGAAATTTCCTCAACTGGAGTCTTGATGAATTCATCATAAGTCTTACCGACAAAATCATACAATGCACGTTGATCCTGTTCGAATATAACCTTGAGACATTGTAGTAGCTTATCCCTTGCAAATGATGGAGTACTTGACTTAACCAAATCAAGACCCATGACCTTTAGATAGTATGGTTCATATCGAACACCTTCCGAATCATGAACCATCATGGCATAACGTTTCTTTGCAGTCCAAATCGCTTTAGATGCAATTGCTTCACGCTTCATGCTCATAGTCATCTTGTAACCATTACTACGGTCAAATAACAACTTAACCGATGCATTGATTTCAGGTTGAATCTTCTCCTCGCAAATCTTGTCGATTGCCTTGATGTAATAGTCGAGAGACTGATTTGGTTTGAAGTATTGCTTCACCAACGGATCAATATTCAAATAAACAGAGTCCGTGTCACCAGCAATGATATAGTCCTCATTTTCTGTTCTCATTACTTCATTCATGAACTTGTTGATTGTCAGAACGATATGTCGATCACTTGCCTGTCCAGTTTTCGTGACTGCTTCTGCAATTCGCAAATCGTAGTAACGGAAACCCGGATTACTCAAGGCACCATACAGAGCATTTGCAAGAATCTTGAATGCCATTTGCTTCGCATCCAAAGATGCGATCTGGTCATCATAGATGAGATCATTGAGCCGTTCCAATTCAAGCATCTTTTTCTTGGTCAGCTTTCTGCTATCAAGAATGCTTTGTACCACTTCTGGAACGATACCCATTTTGTCCCGCTTGAACATTGCACCGTTAGCGGCAATGGTGAGATTCTTCTGAATCAAGTCATCTGGAAAGTTGTTTCCTTCAATGAATGAATCCACATCCATTTCAGGATATATACCATAAAGGGTATCAGGTGACATATTCCATTGCATCAGAATGTTTGGGTACAGAGAAGTAAAGTCGAAACCAACAACCCAACCAAACATACCAATCAGCGGGTCTTTCACCCATGCGCCCTCAAACTCACCTGCCTTATTATTCTTCTTATCTGGAATGACAATATTCTTGTTCCGCAAATGATTGAAGATTAAAACGTCCCAAACACGTACCGGACCAAACACGTCCTTGAATTGGCACTTTGCCAAAAATGCAACCGTTACAAGAATCTCAAGGAAGTTCAGTTTCTTATCGATCATCGAAACAAGTTCAGCGTCCCGTGCATTGTATCGCACAAAGTCATCCCAATGATTCGTGTATGAATCCTTGAAAGTACCACCGAGTTGATGCTTGGCCTCACCCAATTCGTAGGTCGAGATATACTGTAGGCTATACGATTCCCTCTTGTTGTATGTGAACTTCTGATACAAGTCGAGATAGTCGATGATGTTGACACCAATGATGTCCCAAACCGTCTTAGATTTCATCATCACAAAGATTTCTCGACTGTTGACGATCCCCCACGGAGACAGTTTGTTTACGAATTCATCACCTAAAATGCGACGAATCCGATTGATCAGATACGGAATGTCGAATCCCTCGATGTTCCACCCTGTTACGTTGTCAGGAAAATTCTTGTTCCAGAAGGTAACAAATGCCTTGAGCATTGAATATTCATCTTTGAATTGCTTATAGACGAATTTATCATTGTTCTTTTCATTGTAACTTTTGGTTCCGAATACAACAGTTTGACCAGAGTTATGATCCCGAATAGCGATCAAAAGGATCGCTTCATTTGCAGTATCAATGTCTGGAAAACCATCTTCACTCTTACATTCGATGTCGATAACCCATGTCCTCATTTTCTTGAGGTCATATTCAATTTCGTTTGGGTACTCTTCTGCAATGTACTGATAAGCAAATTGCCGCATACCATGAACGCTGAAATTTGCAACGTCTTCATACGTTTTGCAATAGTCTTTTGCCTTTGAAATTGACTCGAAATAAACGGGTTCAACACACTCGCCAAAAATGGTAAGTGTGTTGGTCTTTTTCTTCGAAGGAACGAAAAGAGTTGGCTTGAAAGCTACCTTTTCAGAGATAGGTTTTCCATTGTCATAACCCCGATACAAAATGTTGTTTCCCCATTGAACAACAGATGTATAGAATCTCATCAAATCTCCTCTAAATCCTTTTCTGGAATGGTGAAGAATGGATAATCACCATCATTTTTGAATGTGACTGACCTATGTGGATAGCCTCGACCAAGTTCATCTTCCCACGATAATCCAAGATCAGAATCCATGAGTTCATAAACAACATCACCAACTCGTACTTCGTCGCTTGCCGCTTCCTTCGTACTCAAAACACGAAATGCTTTAGGCATTACCTTTCCTTTCTTATGCAAAACTCCATAGAGTCACATTGATACCCGGATAAGACTTGTGGGCATTATACGTCTTTTCAATCAACGCCTTTACCTTGTCCCATTCGAGTCCACCAATCCCACAACCGATTCGTGGAAGATGAACATCCTTATCAAGCAGTATAGCAAACTTGAACAATTTTGTCAAAGCAACTTCAACATGTTCATACTTTGCATCTGGACCGGGATATTCTTGAGTGAACAAATTGGCGATTGAAAGATCACTACCCACCATAATGACTTGACAATCTCCAAGCATTTTGCGCTTGTCTTTGTGAGCATTACAAAAGTTCTTGTATCTATCATATACATGAGGATACTTTTTAGCAACTTGTAACGCAAGACCGGCACCCATTACTCCGTAGCAGTTACATCCATGAGCAATGATTCCTTTTTCTGCGGTAAGGATGTTACCGACTTTTTCATAGATCATTTCTTTACCTCACGATTATCATAAAAGTATACCCTTAAACCATAAGAGTATCCAGTCCATACTTCCTGATAGCGGCGGGAAACAGTTTCTAGCCAAACATATTCACCAGAAATCAATCTAACAGGATACCATGCATACCAAGGAGTCCATTCGCTAGTAAAAAATGTTTTTTCATTAAAAATGAATGGCTTACCAAATCTCATTTCAATTCTCCAAAAGTATTAGCAACCTTCTTGTCGGTACGAAACTCAATGAACCGTGGTAGGAACAGCGAGTATGTAGGTGATCCATCTTCACGGATCACTTCATTATACACCACCGCCACAATTTTTCCTTGTGAGTTTCCACGATTAATTGTTGCACGTTCTTCATCGGAATAACCACCACCGACATTGACACGGACTTTTCCATCTGATGTTTCACAAACAAGGGCACCAAGCATACCAGCATACTTACCATCACCCTCTTCCCAACCCACGACAATGAGATCGGCCTCATTTTCAGCCTTGATTTTACCCATTCCCTTAACTCGCTTGGGTTCCCAAACAAAATCGAAATTTTTGATGACTGCACCTTCGTATCCTTCACTCATTAGTTCTTCTGCGTAATACCGTGCATCATGTTCGGAATGAACAACATCCCACGGGATTATACGAATACAATCCTTTTTGATTAAACCATTGGCATTACGAGGAAGATTCTCAAAACGAGAACATAGTTCATCAAATCGTTGAATGTACGGAATGGTACTGGTAAAATCAACAATGTCCCATGTTACAAAAACAGCATCCTTCATTTGATCGGCTGGCAAAGTGCCTTTCAAGGCACGATTAGCCAATCCATTACTAATCTTGCGAGGAAGTGGTTGTCCATCCTTGTAGAACACAAGTTCACCATCCCACACTTCACCGGGTTTCATCAGCAACCGAGCATAGGAATCAAAGTGACCATTGAGAACAAACTCATTTCCACCACGACTCAGTGCAATGGTTTGCCCTACATTATTCATTGAAAGATGACAACGAGCAGCATCCATCTTCATTTGAGCAAATGCTGGATATGTAATCCCTGCTAGGTCTTTATTTGCCAAACAAACATCGAAAGTTGGAATGAGACCCGGCCACACAGTATTTACTGTGCTGTCTTGCACACCGCAACGAAGATCGTGAAGAATGATCCGTGATAAAACAACGGCATCATCCTTCGTCAATTGTGACAAAAGATTCGTTAGGAATTCAGATGCCGCATTACCAGTAACATCACGATTGGAAAGTTTGGATAGATATGAAATGGCATCATCAAGCGACAACTTTCCACTATAGGAAGTAGGTTGTTCGATCTTCTTGATGAAGTAACGAATGTACGGATTTAAAGCAGCGTGAAGCACCGCTACAAGTAGCCGGTTTCCTTCATTGGCTTTCAGGATAGCCACTTTCTCATTGCGAGAAGGTGTCGCCGCAAGCTTGTCGATTAAGCTAAGAATACTCATGTGATCCTCAAAATATAGTTAACCCTGATATTATGCCATATCAGGGATTATTTGTCAATACAAATGCCCCCTTTCGGGGGCACCTGTTTATTGCCAGTTATAGCGATCAACCATAACAGTTTCCAACATTGCTGCCGTTGGCGTGAAGTTTTGTGCTGAGAGACTCAATACGGACTTCATGATTGAAGGCGAGAAACCTGAAACAAGGATTGCTCCCGAATCATCAACCGTAACAGGTACGTTACCGTACCTATTACCAGCTAGGTTCCAGAACACGACTTGAGGCATCGTGTAACCAGCCGCTTCATACTTCTTGCGGATCATATCAAACGCACGAGCGTTTGGATGCTCAGTACAAGCGTTGAATTGCATATCTGACAGAATCAGAACAGCAGATGGCAAGTCACTTGGCGCAACATCATTCCTCTTTGCCACGTCAAGAATCTTGGTGAATGCTGCTTCCAAGTTCGTTGACATTTCCCAGTTTGAATGATGCATTTGATCGACACGATCAGTGATGCTCTTACCTGTCAGGTGGACAAACTCTGGGCGGCTTGAGAACGTCAAGAACAAGTCCTTGAAGCTTCCCGTGTTCTTTTCAGAACAATACAATCCCAAAGAGATTGCAATTGCCAAGAGCGATAGGCTGTTGTTACCACCAACATGAGCTGTCATTGAACCTGATACGTCAACGATTGGCAGAATCTTCGCATCGCCAATGTAGTTAGGCAGAGCCTTCCATTGTGCGTCGATCAGATCACGTTCGGTCTTGTCTCCGTAGAAACCGTGGATGCAACCCTTGATAACATCATAAGGGTAAACAGCACCAGCATTGACCTTGGCACTAACTTCACCGTTGACAAGTGAAGTGACGTACTTAGCGTACTCGGTAGTGTTGCGATTGAATGCCTTCTTGTAACGTGCAGCCGCCAATGAAGGAACGTGATTGAAGTTGATGTTATCCCAATCGCCGTTACACATTTGGGTTTCAACAACGTTAGTCAACGTGACCAACATACGACGGTAGTTCTTAGGAGTCATTTGCATGAAATCACGCAAATTGACCGCTTCGATACCCTTACGTGGCATCCACTTTGCACACAAACCATTACCGTCTTGTAATGCAGATTCGATAAGGGTGTACGCCTTGTTTACAACGTCAAGATCGTTCTTGAAGATCAAGAGGTCATCCCAACGACCGACTTCTGGAACCTTGTCCAAAAGATGCGAGAACACCAAAACAGCAGGATCATTAACTTCAAGCCATGCCATGATGTCACGGAATGATTGACGTTCACCAGCACCACCACGCACGTCCCGTGCCCACAATGCGATACGCAGTGCGAGGTCACGATCTTGCTCGTATGCAGCTTGGAACAATGGGACAACGTTTTGTCCACGCATCGAACCAATCTTGCCATAAAGATCAACGCAAACATCTGCGGTGTTCTTGTTGGCAACCATACCATTTGTGGTAGTGGTGAAGTTTTGATCCTTTGTTGCAGCTTGTACGAATGAGTTCATGTTGTTTCCTTTCAGGTTCAGTTGATTAAGTTTGCGGAAATGAACCTATTATTCACGCATGATTAAACTATTTTGTAAATCCTTTTTCTAGGGAGTGCAATGGCTCCTTGTTTTGTTACGTATTGTCCCATCTTGTAATCATAACGATAAACTTCAACAATTACCCTAACACTCGTCTCACGACCACGATCATCGTAGTTAATTCCAGAAAACACGCCTTGTCTGACTTTCACTTCATGATTATATCCGTCGGATACAGCAATAACCTTATCTCCCGGATTAATCACTTGACCAAATTCATTGACAAACGGTTGAGCATTAAATTGAGGCTTCATTGTCACCTATTACTTGTTTACGTTTACGAAACCATTGAAATTCGATGGAAGGATAATGGTATGAACCCTTCCTTCACGAACGGCCTTTGCTACTTCCATGTTTGCCATTGCATTCATGTAAGGAATTGCTTGAGCATTGCTGTTCAATGTTTGAATACGAATTGCTTCTTGCTTGGCAGTTTCGACTTCGATTTGCTTCGTCTTTAGATCGTTAACCGCACGAACAGCGGCATTTGCCGAAGCAACAATGTCATCAGCCGGTAGCACATTTCGCACCTGTACCTGTGAGACAATAAGCTTACCTTCAAGGTGATCTTCCTTAAGTGCTTCCATCACCAATTGCTTGATATTTTGTTCGATGTTTTGACGATTATCAGCAACCTTCATTGCCTCATATTTGCGAACCGCTTTATATGACGCAGAATTCGTAATGTTGGTCATGTAGTTATACATCAAAAACCATTCATTATGTTCCTTGTCATACGCATGGAATGACCGACCTTGTTGTGTCCACAAATCTGAAACCGCAGCCGGATTGATTTCGTAAATCAACGTAAGATCAAAATCCTTCAACGTTGAGTTATCGACTGTTTGTGGAGTTTTGTTGTCCAAGTGAACGGCAACCGCCCGTACTTGAAAGTGAAGAACATCACCAATCAACGTTTGATTGAACGAGCCGGGTTGAAGTTCATTTGGATTCACCTGCTTGTCAAACTGAACACGCAATCCAACTTCACCTGTCTCGATTCGAGAACATGCTCCAATAACTAAAGCAATAGTTGCAATACCAACCCACTTCAAAAATTTATTCATAGAACACTCCATATTAAAATGCGATTACAGCCATGATCAATACAACAAGGGCAATAAACCCAGCAATGCCAGCCTTGAGTAAAGTTTTGAATATTAGCCTTTTTGTGAACCTAGAAGAATCATTCCAAGTATGAAAAGCTACAAAAAAGACCGCCGTTAAAAACAGGTAGATCAATACACCACGAACCATACTAAACTCCATCACGCATACTGAGGTTGATCATCAACAAGAGAAACCATACAAGAATGAATCTTATGTCCCTTATTGTTCGCATTAGCAATCATTGCTGACCATTCACTTGCAGACATTTCAATAGTAAATGAAACATCCCTATTTCGTATTGCAAGGTTCACGACATCATCATAATCGAGCATTGGATTATCATTAGCCTTTTGAATCTGCATCGAAATCTTTGCTTCCGTATTCATAATAAACACTCCTACACAATATCCCCTAGTATAGCAAATTATTGATTATTTGTCAAGGGGCTTTTAACACAATTTTCGTATCATCTTCATGGTCAAAAATGAACCCGCATTTGGTGAATGTTCTAAGACTTGCTTCATTTCCTTTAAGAATTCTAGCATATGTATTGGGATAACGAGGCATGATCGTTTGAATCATTTCAGTAGCATATCCTTGACCTTTATGATCAGGATGAACTGCCACCCGCCAATCATCATCAACAACTCCAACAAATCCAACACGTTCAAATTTCCACCAATTCAAGATTGAGAAAACAAAAGGTCCGGGTATTGGTAGAACTTGCCCAACATAATATTGATGGGCATGATCATTCATGAACCTAATATGTTCCTCATAAGGAAATTGCTTATTAGTGAAGAATCCATTCAAATTGTCGGGATGAATTCTTGTTATGTAAATGAAGTCATAATCTTTTGGAGTTACTGGCTTGATTAACATTGTATTGACTCCAACATGGTTTGTACTTGCTTCCAACCTTCAGGTAGATATTCGTGATTAGACTTCAAGCAATCTTGATTTGGCCTGTTAAACAAATCCTTACCAGTTGTAAGACATGTTTTAATCCATTCATCTGTCTTAAATGCTTGTTGGTTAACTTCAGTGTGCCCAATACTTTCCAGCTTGCGCTTGATATTGGCCTTTGACATGAAGTATGAAAAATGCCAACCACCGATCACCCTTTGCCATCTTGGATCACCACCAAATACCTTCCAAAATGAAAATGGTTGTTGATCAACCAACTTGTCTGAAATGATATAAGCTTGGCCCCATTTATCTGCCTTAATCCAATCGAAGTTGTAGTAATAAAAATCTTGCAACATGAAGATTGGATGTTGAGATGCCATTTGATACAATGCATCTACATTTTCAAACATTCGTTTGTCTGGAATTTCATCTACATCACCAACAATAACCAAATAAGGATGATCACCAACATACTGTTTGATAGCATTCTTACTCAATTCACGTTGAGCAAGTTCTCTCCACCAATCATCAGGATTATTGTTTGAACTGTAGGTGTACCAATCTGGTCTAGGAGGCAATCTATCTTGCTTAACAAACACAATCTTATCCATGTATTTGTATAGATGTGGTATAGCAGCATCTATGAAGAACCTATCCTTCCAAGCACCGGAGAATGTTTCACCAGCTTCAACAATGACAAATAGATCAACTACATCATACAGATATTCAAGACGATATTGTAGCAACTCGTCTCCATTGTAAGGAAACGCATCAATAATCTTTGGAGTCATATTAAACCTCGTCTTGAACAGTGTCAGGAGATAGATATGTGATCTTGATACCCATTTCTTTTGCAATCACAAGTTCAGCCTGAACACCCTTTGACTTCTCCCAACCCGGAAGGGTCAACACACAAAGTTCATTTGAACATGAAAGATATGCACGATCATGTCCTTCCCAAAACTCCCATGTAGTAGGAAGATCAGTCACCGCAGAAATAGGATGTGAGTGAGTGATAGGAGAGAACGGAATCTTCTTATTGATCGTTAACCACGCAGCAGCTTTATTCGCCATGTGAAAACGATACTCTCGTACTTTAGGGTCTTTATGTGTGTAAGGGCAAGCAAGATAAACCAATGGTCTATTCATAACAACTCCAATCAATTATCAGTGACGCACTCCAATGATGTACTTTGGAACCAATTCCCAATTGAACTTATCCTTATGAGCAACGATCTTAATCGAAGTCATAGGTGCATATTCAAGTAGAATCTCTGGATTTGTGATCTTCAACAAATCCCATTCCTGTAACAACTTTGCAATTGTGTTTCTGCGAGCAACATCATCATCAGTAAGAGTTGATTTCTTTCCATCTAGTGCAAACAATTCCTTGAAATGCACAATGTAATAGCGGCCCTTCTTATGAAGGATGTGACAAGATTGATATAGCTTTTTATCCTTGTAAGACGGGATACCAATCCTAGTTAGGGTTTCTTTGATTTTCAAGAAGCAATCAGGGTTGTCCAATGATACTTCAACCAAGTTAGAGATTACATCATCATTCATGATCTTCCACCTTTTCTTGTTATACTACGAATTTCACTAAGTTGTTGTTGAGAGAGCAACGAAAGCATCCTTTCGGCCTCTCTAGTATTTATATCGTAGTATTTTTGCAACATCTCTACATCTTGATGTAATTCATCCTTTTTGATCCACTTGTCGAATCTATTGCCCTTTGGCAACCCAAAATAATAGAAATGAAACTGTTGCTTGTTTGGCATGAGTGGATACTTGTTCAACTCAGCCGCAAACAGAATCGTTCCTACATTGAAGCTATAAGCACGGTTAATGACAAATGAATTGTATGCGGATTCAACTTCCTCAGTCCATTCAATTAACTGTTGTTTCTTATCGATACAATTCTTGAACTCAAAAGGCGTCATGATTTATATCACATGAAACATACAGAAGATGGAAGTTTTGAACTTCACCATCTGTTACAGAGCCAGTACCAACACTACTAAATTTAAGCATACCTTCATCAAGGGATTCAATCAATTTATCTAACATGCGACCGCTAGGAGTGTCGAGTAAACTAATATCACCAACTAACTCGTTGTTCATTTCATTAATCCTTAAATTAGTACACTTAAACGCTACTTCCTCAAGATTTAATTGAACTGAAAGAGACTTACCAACAGTACCAAAAACCCCCTTTTCATTTGCCTTATCAATTACACGTTTGACATCATCAATATCATACCTGTAATAACCATTACTAAGTCTACACAGAGAGACATTCTCAAATTTCTTCATGATTTCCACCTCACACTTCTCATAATTTCAACCATAGCTGCCATCGTATTCAATTCCTTATCCTTAACAAAAGCTTCTTGGTGTTGATACTTCGCCAAGATAAGAATCAATTCTGGAATTGATGCCGGTTCCATCTGTGTTATAGATATGTCATACAACCTAGAATACAGGCTATCAGAGTCATCCGCATTTTGGGCGACCCATTTGCGGACATCATTAAATTTGTTGGCCTTGAGCGCCTTGATCAAATCTCGGAATGATTCCACACTATCAGCAGTTAGAATACCCGGATCAAGCGTACCCGTCGCTGAATGGTGTTGTAGTTCATTCAGGATACGACGAAAGTCTGGAAAGAACTTTGAGATAACTTCAACAAGAACACGCTTGTCATACTCAATTTTCTCTTGCTTGAGAATGATCTCTGCCCGCTTCATAAAGTCACCGGCAAGCTGCGGCTTGTCTGATGCCTTAATGCGGAATTCGATTGGAGGGAATCTTGAACGCAATGGTTCAATGATTTTGTTCTTGTAATTAGCTGTCAGAATGAACGTAGTGTTCTTACTAACATCCTCAACAAAAGCCCGTAACGCAGTTTGCGCTGGGCCTGTGAGTGAATCAGCTTCATCAAGAATGATGACCTTCTTAGCACCAAAGAATGATACTGTACTTGCAAATTGAGCAATCTTTGTCCGCAAAGTATCAATACCATTTTCATTTGAAGCATTGATCAGCATATACTCTGCTCCAGCTTCCATGCAAAGTGCCTTGGCAATAGTAGTCTTGCCAACACCAGCAGTACCAGTTAGAAGCATAGAAGGGACACGATCACCAGATGCAATAGCCTGAAATTTGGCCTTTAGGTCATCAGGTAAAATACAATCAGCAACCTTTTGTGGTCGATATTTTTGCGACCAAAGAAATTCCAACTTATCATGTTCAATCATAACAAACTTTCAATAGTTATTACGAAACGGCACCCTGAACAGTACCATGATTTGCATCAGTCCACGTTAATGTTTTTGAGTTCAATGAAATTGCCCTACCACCACCACTGGTATTTCCGCCAGAAGTTGTAGGTCCACCGGGCGAGATAGAACCACCATCACCTGCGGCACCACCATTACCCCATGATCCTCCACTACCACCTGCACCACCAAAAGCAGTAGTATAAAATGTTCCACTTGCAAATTCAGATGAACCCGATCCGCCACTACCCGGTCCAGCAGAAGAACCGGCACCACCATTATTATTTTCAGGGGCACCACCACTGCCCGCTGCCGCATTATTATAACCTTGCCCGCCACCGCCACCACCACCGCCAGCGTCTACGTTATAGGTATCGTCGTTGAAGCCGCCACCACCGCCACCA